CTACGTCATCAAGGAGTCAGCTGACGTCAGCTGACTCATTTAACAGAGTATTTTATTGGGCCTTGGTGCTATTGGGCCTATTGGGCCTTAACATACTGCTTCGCAGAGTATTAAAAACAATAAATATATATTTCATAATAACGTTAACATTAACATATCATTTAATTACATTGAGTACATCAGTATCTCTCGTATGGTACAACGTACATATAGTATATACGTCTTCTGTATTAACTATCCACTTACAACTCTTAATAAACTGATTAATATTTACAAAAAACATTCTAATGCCTATAGCATAATTACCAATACAAATATTAATCATCCTCTTCTGGAGAAGACTCTTCAACGAATTCAGACTTGTGTTCTTCAACTGCGTGTAAACTTTCATACGACAACCCAGAAGAGTAATATCTAAAAGCTTCCGGTACTTATGACATAATCTAAACTGCAACTTCAGAACAACCTTGTCAGACATATCCTTACAGATGTCTTCAACCTTCACGTTAATTACCTGAGAATCATCATCGTGACATTCAACAGCAATCAATTTCCTTTCAGACGATATTAACTCATCTGAAGCCTCATCAACAAGCCACGAATCGCGAACTGGTGAAACACCCATGACGCTTGTTGTTGATGATAAATATATGATGATTCATAGAGGAAGAAGAAATGAACACTGAACTTCTCAGACGAACACAGCTTTTATAGAGAGAGAAACCATGCTTTGCTTCGTGAGGAAGCAAAGACAGCTGTATTCCATTCAAATGGAATAAAGTAAGGGACAGCATCTTACTTTACTTTAATAAAGTAAACATAAAGCAACAAATGGGACCTACCACGAAGCTTCAACGAAGCTGCGTACAATCTTCCGTCAGATTCGCTTCACGAATCACAGATCCTGATTGTACACGTGTATTATAATCTAAAGGCCATAAGTCACTCCGTACGTGACTCTGAACCCGGGGCGGGGGTAATACTATGCCCCGCCCC